CTGAAACGTATTTTGCCTGGTAACGGGCGTCATCAAGTGCATTATGGCGCTCACCTTCGAATGGAATAGCCGTTCTGGCATCGAAGTCTATGGCTTTCCCCAGCTCAACGATTGTGCGTACATCGCGATCGTTGTAGTAACGCCACGGGCAGGGGATCCCCTGCCGTTCGTATGAACGGCGCAAAATCGTGTTGTCGAAGTTGGCTCCATTTCCCCAGACCTGAACAAAAAATTCACCGGAGTTTTCGTCGATAAATTCCCGCAATTGTAACAGTGCATCATCTAACGGGATTTCATCGGTCATAATGGCAGATTGCGCTTCGCGTGATTGCTTAAGCCACCATTTAATGGTGTCCCGATCAATGACCCCGCCAGCAGTTTCCAGATCGATAGTCTTACTAAATTCCGGTCCCATATCTCCGGTTTGCGGATCGAAAAATATTGCACCTATTGAGATGATCGGGGCATCAGGATTTTTTCCCATGGTTTCAAGGTCGATCATTAGATGGTCACACGTCCTGCTGGTGGATGTGATAACGTGATGACCGTTCACCGTAATTAAGGGATCTGCCGTCTCGCCAGTTTCACTATCGCTGGCGTGGTCCTGAGCGCTGCCAGCATTCTCCTTGTGTGGATGTTCAGCGCCTTCCATTTTCTCCGGATCATCTTCCTGAACTTCAACCTGATACTCTTCATCGAATGTTTCCTGGTATGTTGCGTCGCCCATCACCGCGCCACAATCAGGGCAGTTGCCGCCGCCGGTCTGACCGCAGGCGGTGCAGACTTTTTCCGGTTCCTGTTGCGCTACTGGTTCAGGTTGTTTCGTTTCTGGCTCGTTTTGTAACGCATTTGGGCTGTTTTGTTCCGCTTTCTGGCCGTTCTGTTCCGTTTCTTGCTGGTTCTGATTCACTGAATCGCGGGTTTCAATCCCCTTCACCCATTTCGGATCATTCGGGTCGCTAATCCCTGCAACAAATTCACCACGTGATACAGCAAGCAACTTATTGGCGTCAGGCTGGCTGATATTGGCTGCCTGCATAATTTTGTTTACTTCGTCAGCGGTAACTTTTACCGGCTCTGGTTGTGCGATCGTGTCAGATACACCAGTATTTTGTTGTGAACCTGAGTATGTACTGTTTTTGCGGGCGAAATATTCTTCTTTCGTGATTTCAGTAGCCCCGGCAGCCAGCGCCTTATCCAGACCAGAAAGTTTGTTTGCGCGACCGTATTTTTCGCCATCCTTGTCGGTGAAGAGGAAGTAGAACGGCCCCTCACGCTCTACAGATGGTTCGACTTCCACTTTGCATTCGGTTTTTTCGTTGTCCGGAATTGCCGTTTCCACTGCATCAGTTTCTGGTACTGGCGACGAGAGAGTATCAGTTGCGCTCTGATTTCTTCCTTCATCTTCAAACACGCCCTTTGTAGTCAGGTATTCAGTAATGTATTTGTTCAGTGCCACAGGGTCTTTGTGAATGTCGATCGGACGTTCACGGACAAGGCCAAAAATAGTCTGGCGGTCGTAGCGAAGGGCATCAGGCTGTTTGCGCATTGATGCCGAGATGCGCTTCCAGTCTTCGCGGTCGTTGTCGATAACTTCATTTTTTGCCCAGCGATGGATGCTGCCGTCAATGTTTCCGGCATCCACATCACCAGGCCAGAGAGCGTAGGCCAGTTCGTCATCCAGTGTTTTCCATGTCTGCTTGTATTCGCGATGAATGGCAGCAATGACCGGGCTGATTTTTCCTGTTGAATTTTCACTGTGCTGTTGATTGGTTCTGGCGCGGGCGAGATCAACAACAGACGTGTATTTTCCGGTTTCCTTGCGTTCACCTTCGCGACGTTTTTTCCAGATGCGCATCTCTGCCTGAATTTCGGGCCATTTGGCACCAGGCTTACATTTATGCTTAACCCACCCGATGGCATGCAGCTTAAGCTCCGGATACATGGCGTTAACTTCTGGCATTTTCATCAACGCTTCAACGATATGTCCGTCGAATGTTGCCATGTCTTCCTGCAACAATTCCTGTGCGCTAATAACCATATCAACGGTGATGTTTTCACATGTGTCGAACTTAACCAGGACCGCGTTCTGTACTTCAAGGGACAGCTTGTCAAAATTGACGTTCATCGGATCGGATTCTGATTCGACCGGAATAAAGGAAGCGGATTCCTCATCCCAGCGGTTTTCCTGCATATATTCAGCATCCCAGGAATCGAGGGCAGGGCGGGGTATACCGGGTTTATCCTCGCAGACAAGAAATTTATAAGCGCAGTCCTGAGCAGCCGGATAATGTTCCAGGAATTGCCAGTGAAATTTTGCGCGGGCGCGACGTTCATCACCGGCTTCAATGGCAGTGGCTACAGCGACGGCACCTTCTTCCTTTATTGCCTGTTCGTCCGGAATGGCGGCGCAAATAAAGACTTTACTCATTTTGTTTTAACCTCATTACAGATTTCAGGGTGAACGAATCCCTGCCATTGCTGGCATTTTTAATCCGTTGGTATGGCGTTAATATGGCTGGCGGGGTATCCAGCCGGGATTTCGTTATTCAGGTTCAGCGATACTTTTTTTAACGGGAGGCATTCACCGGGGATTTTTTGTTCGTCCCTTACCTGAATGCAGGATGACTTACTGTCATAAATTCCGGTAATCACATTTTGTGGCTCACCCGTTATAAGAAAAACGGTCATCACCAGTGCAAATGCTGAAGTCACTGCTGTTCTCCGATAATACCAAGTTCAAGAAGGGCAATTCTGGAAAGTATGGAATTATCATTGAGAAGATAAGGTTCATATTTTCTCATCTTAATGGCATCTTCCGTAAACTCCCGGTTACTGAGCAGAACACCAATATCAAAACAACCTTCAGACGTATTAACGTTTGGTAGTGACGTTTCCATTATCGCGTCCTCAACAATGAATTTTTAGCAATTGCTCCACAGTCATATTTTTAATTGCGCTCCGGTTTACAAGAGTCCATCCTTGTTTCTCCAGATAAAACCGGAAGGTATCCAGGGTGCAGACCATTGCGCCGTCAGGAACGGTTTCAGTGAATTTGATATTGCCGTGTTCGTCGAGACGGATAACCAGGGTGCGTCCGTCCCCGTGAATCATTTTGTCGGGAGACGGGGCGTTATTCTGGCGCAGTTCTGCTTCCATGCGGTCGAACTCAGCAATGTATGCCTCTTTAAATGCAGCGGCTTTTTTGCCAGTGAAGCCCATCACCAGGAAAACGAAGCCGTTTTTGGTGATTTGGTACATTGGGAGTTTGCGCCCGGTTGAGTCGGTGTATTCGCTTGACACAAAATTGTGCTCAGTGAATTTTGCTGAACAGTCCAGATTGCGAATTTTATCCAACACTCGTTCGTGGCGTTTGCCAAAGAACTCGGCGATCGCAACAGACGTAGTGACAGCGCGACCATTTTCGATGGTTACGTCAGGGTGAGAAAGGGTAAGGATAGTAGCCATGATGGCAGCCTCCGCGATGAATTTGATTAACTCACCACCGAGGTTTTCCACGACCATAAGGGTGGTGAGACGTACAGGGGTGGAAATACCGGTCATCACGGAACCCGGCCAGCCTTGCGGCTGCCCTGCACGCCCCACCATAATGCGAATGTGGCTGTGCTTAACGCATAAAAAAACCGCCTGAGCGCGGTTATGCGCCGTGAATGATTTCGGGTTTCCACGCCCGGCACCCGTTTTATGAGGTGCAGGTGCACTATAATTCCACCCGTTCTGGTTTTCAATAGCTACATTCAACATTTTCTCTACCTTTCATCACCGAAGTGAACTTTGTTGATGCGGTGCCTGGTGCCTCCAGGTGACGTTAACCAGTTAACAATTAACGTCGGATACAGAGCATTCCCGTTACGCCCGTAAAAGACCGCTTGTTTTAACTGTTCCGCGTGCGCTGAGCCGCATTCACCGCATCACAAAATTCACTTTAAAAAGGGCGGCAGAGCAGTCACGGAGTAGAACTGATACCGCCAAAAGTCACCAGAAAATTGATAACAGAGGGCGTTGCAGCGGGGTTGTCACTTAAGCGTATGGTCAACCTGACAACCCGGTGTCCTCAACGGGGAAGGAATAACCCCGTCATACTTACCGCCGCGCCATTTCGCGGAGTGTCACAACCGGAAGCGCACGGTCGACGAAAATTTAACGACAGGCTATCTATGAACCAGCTACCTCGCCGTGCGCTTTCGCGTTATGGTCTGACTTTTCATGGAAATATCCTTTCAGTAAACTGTCAGTGCCGGATTCTTATCCGTGTCCGGCGCACGACCACACGCTGTCACGAGAGGTCTCCATTCTCAACCAGTAACCTCAATGGAGGATAAAATGTCAGAGCAGGAGTTAAAACTTGGTGCATGTTATTGTGTTCTCAAGGAGCTGGTACACATGCTTCCATCTACTCAGTATCAACAGTTAGTTGGCAATTTAAATCAGCGAATCGAAGCTATGTTAAAATCTGATGGTTTTAATAACGTAGAAACGCTGATGCTAAAAAGATATCTTGATGGATTAATCAGATAACATTTTTTTACGGCGTTCATATTCGTTAATATTTATGAAGCCTGTTGCCAGAAGCAGTTCGTTAATTTCATGGTTGTTTGGCTGTTTCTGGCTCTTTGAACTGGGATCTTCCACTTCTTTTTCTGCAAATTGTTTTGCTGTATCCTCTGTGCCATGGATATTTAAAGCTGTATCTGAAAACAGCCCAGTAAACGCATCGCGCACATTACGAGCCATATTATCAGTGTCTTTTTTTGTTACCGATTCCAATTCAAGTTCGTTCAGACGATGACGAAGTGTGTGTGCTGCAATCTCCTGGATTGAAGGAGGTAAATCTTTAAATTCCATCGTCAACCTCATCAGTCGGAGTTTCTTGCTAACCAGCGACGCGCGCCAGCTTCGGTTTTAAACGTTTTGCTTTTGGTATACGTCATGGCGGTGAATGTGCCGTCCTGGTTGGGGAACACACCACATACCAGAGATTCGCTGTTGCCAAGATCGATAGTATCCATGCTGACCTCATTACCCCTTAACGCCGGGTAGCGGAACTGTTTGCTGAGAACACCGTGCGGTGTCTTGATGGGTGGTAATTTAGTTTTCTCATGAATGTTGGTCAAGCATTTTTAATGAGAAAACTCAATATTTAATGCAAAATAAAGCCAATACATTGAAATGTAAGGCTTTAAAATTTGTGAAGGGGGTTACTGATGTTTGTTACGTTTGCGAGCTTCTAGTAGCTCGGTGAATAGGCGATTAAAATTCTCAACGCGGGCACGGAGTTCGCTGATTTGTGCTTGCTGCTCTGATTTTGGAAGTGCGCGATACAATCGCAACATCTCCAACTCATCTTCCGATAAGTCTAAGGCGCTGTTGAGTGCTACTGGTGGATCTGGTGTTTTATCCTCGTCACCAAACAGTATCCAAGTTGGTGAACATTGCAATACCTCAGCCAGGCGATGCAAATTTTGCCCGCGCGGGGCTGTATGGTCGCTTTCCCATAGTGAAATTGATGAGCCAGATACGCCAGCGGCTTTGCTTAAATCGTTTTGACTTAAACCAACCTGTTTGCGTCTTTCTCTAATTCGTTGACCTAAAGTTTTCTCGTTCATATTTAGATATCTTAATAACCCTTGACTTGAGATTCCTTGAATGATTACTATTGAGAAAACTCAACTTTGGAGGGGTGATGTTTAAATCAGACGTAATTAATTTTTATGGGACGAAAGCCAAAGTAGCGAAAGCTGCTGGTGTTGATCCATCTGCTGTTTCTCAATGGGGGGAACTGGTTCCTGAAGGTCGCGCGATGCGCCTGCAAGAGGCATCCGGCGGGGAACTTCAGTACGACCCCAAAGTTTATGACGAATATCGTAAGGCAAAGCGGGCGGGGCGGTTGAACAATGAAAATCACCCCTGAACAGGTTTGTGAGGCTCTGGATGCCTGGGTATGTCGACCAGGAATGACACAGGAGCAAGCGACGATATTAATCACGGAAGCATTCTGGGCTCTGAAAGAACGCCCGAACATCGATGTTCAACGCGTCACGTTTAATGATGGCGAGGTTGATCAACGGGCGCTGGGCGTTAACCGGGTGAAGATATTCGAACGCTGGAAAGCTATCGACACCAGGGATAAGCGGAAAAAATTCACGGCGCTGATTCCGGCAATTATGGAGGCTATCCGAATTAGTGATTTCAGGTTGTATCGTGAGATCAGTGATGGAAAAAGCATTACGTACATGATCGCCGGATTAAACAAAGAATATGGCGATGTGGTGGAGTCCGGGCTGCTTTTTGCGGATCCAGCTGTTGTGGAACGTGAGACTGACGAGCTTATAGAAAAAGCTATTGCTTTCAAGCATGCGTATCGTCAGCAATATCAATATTACTTTGCAGATAAACAAATGTCTGCCAGGGGTTTGTATGAGTATCGATGCACTACGATGGGCTAAAAAGGTGAAAACCGGCAGTTCATCCAGTAAGTCTGTATTGACCTGGCTTGCTGATATGTGCGGTGCCGATTTGTGTGCATACCCGTCTGTATCTGCACTGGCAGAAGTAACGGAACTAAACAAAAAGACTGTGCAGGACAGCTTACGACACCTGATGGAGATTGGGTTAATTGTTGATACCGGTGAGAGAAAAGGCAGAACAAAGCAAATTGTGGTGTACCGACTTATCGGTGTAGAAGAAAGTGTTGCCGAGCCTGAATACACCCAAAAACGGGAGTCTTTAAAGGTGGGTAAAATTGGTGCTGTTAATAAAAACAGTACCGAAAATGGTTATGTTTCAGCACAAAACAGACCCAAAAACGGAACTCTTAGCTGCATGGAAAATAACCAAAGACACCCAAATTTTCCATCAAAGACACCCAAAAACGGATCACGGAACCCAAAGGAACCCAAAGATCTAAACCCCACACATAACGCACGCGAGAGTGCTCCGACCAGTGAGCAGGAAGTTTTGTCGTTACAGGCAGCACCCCTTGTATTCCTGGATGGCCTGAGCGAACCCATCGGAAAATTACCGATGACCGATAGCTGGTATCCGTCACGGGATTTTCGACGACGGGCTGCGTTGTGGGGGATGGCTTTGCCGGAGACAGAATTTACACCTGCTGAACTTGCCGCCTTCCGGGACTACTGGGCAGCGGAGGGGAAAGTGTTTACGCAGATTCAGTGGGAGCAGAAATTCGCCCGTCACGTAAATCACGTCAGGGCGCAGGTTAAACCAGTCAGCAAGGGGGTAAACCATGCAGCAGCACCAGGTGGCACCGCATCACGGGCAGTTCAGGAAATTCGGGCAGCACGTGAGCAGTGGGAACGTGAAAACGGATTTATCAGCGACGGAAACGGTCTGGAAGCTGTGGGAACTCATGGGGGAGGTTTATTCGAACCGCTGGACCCAGAAGAACGGGGCCGCACCTTCGAAGCTCTGGATTGCACAGATTGGCGCGATGACTGAGCAGCAAATCCGACAGGTCTGCCGCCAGTGCATGGACCGCTGCCGGGCGGGTGAAACATGGCCTCCGGACCTGGCTGAGTTTGTGGCGCTGATTTCAGAAAGCGGGGCCAATCCATTTGGCCTGACGGTGGATGCTGTGATGGAGGAGTACCGCCGCTGGCGTGATGAGTCCTGGCGATATGACGGAAGCGACAAATATCCGTGGCCTCAGCCTGTGCTGTACCACATCTGCCTCGAAATGCGTACCAGAGGGATTGAGCGCCAGATGACGCAGGGTGAGTTAAAACGACTTGCGGAACGGCAACTGACGAAATGGGCAAAGCATGTTGGTAACGGGATGAGTGTTCCGCCAGTGCGACGACAACTGGAAGGGGCGAAACACCCGCAAGGGCCAACGCCAATTGAACGGCTGAAACAGGAATACGAACGCCGGAAGGCAGCTGGTTTTATTTGAATCTGAGAAACGATTTTGTCGGAGGAAATTTTAATGGAAACCGTATTTGACGCACTGAAAGCAATGGGAAAAGCCACATCGGTAGAACTGGCCGCGCGACTTGATATCAGTCGTGAAGAGGTTCTCAACGAGCTGTGGGAACTCAAAAGAAATGACGTCGTTGATAAAACTGGTCACACCTGGTTTCTGGCTGGCGAAGGTGAATCCCGGGTAACCGAAGAGCGGCCAGTAAAATCTGAAGCACAGGATATGCTGACCGGAGAGGTCGAACAAAAAGTTACCGCAGACATGATGATTGAGTTTATCGGTCAGGATGGTGCTAAAACGTGTGAGGAACTGGCGGGTAAGTTCGGCGTCAGTACTCGCAAGGTTGCCTCCACGCTGGCGGTGGTAACCGCAATGGGGCGGCTGGCACGCGTTAATCAGAACGGTAAATTTCGTTACTGCATGCCGGGCGATAATTTACCAGCAGAGCCGAAAGCCGCGCTGGTAACGGAAAGTGATGGTAAGGCCTTTCCTCAGCCAGCAGGTGCTGCGTTACCAGTCCGGGAAGCCGCAACACAGGAAGAAATTAAAACAGAAACTGTGGCGGACATTGTGCAGCCGTTGCCATCGTTTACCGAAACGCAAGCAGATGAGCTGATTTTTCCGTCCCTTCGCAGGGCAAACCTGGCGCTGCGCAGGGCGAAAAGTGATGTTCAGAAGTGGGAGCGAGTCTGCGCCGCGCTGCGGGAGCTGAACAAGCACCGGGATATTGTTCGACAGATTACTGATTCTTCCCGCCGTGTTGTATCGGAAAAGTGATTGCCGGAGGCGCTTATGGCAAAAGTATTTACACCAGAAGAGCGGGAAGAAGTGAAGGCGCGCATTGTGGAATTCGTGCGCCTGAGCGGACGAGAAACTTTTCGACAACTGGCAGATAAAACGGGTGTCAGTAAGACCGCTATTCGTCGTTTATCTGGTGCGCTTGCGGCCAGTGGTGATGTCTGGCTCTCTGGTTGCGGGGTATTTCCATCAGAGCAGGCGTATCGCGTATGGCGTAAGACACCGGAGAAGGCTGCTGACCCGACACTGATTCGAAAGTTACCTGACGGAGAAATACGTCGTTACAACAGACGGCAGAACATAATTTTTCGTGAGTGCCGCCAGAGCGAAGTTATGCAGCGTGTGCTGGCGTTCTATCGGGGAAACTTTCAGGAGGTGATGGAGTGAGGGTCAGAGTTTATATTGCCGGTCCAATGACGGGATATGAAAATTTCAACCGTGAGGCGTTTCACAAGGCGGAAGAGGAACTGAAACGGGAAGGGCATACCGTCTTAAACCCGGCAGTACTTCCGGACGGGCTGACACAGCCGCACTACATGGATATTTGCATGGCAATGATTCGTTGTGTGGATGCGATTTACATGCTGAATGGCTGGCAGCGGTCAGCGGGCGCTAAGGCAGAGCTGGCACTGGCGGAGAAACTGGGGCATGCAGTGATTTATCAGGAGGTGGCTCAATGAGAGAGGTTAACTATGAGGCGCTTCGTGAGGCAGCACAAAACTATCAGTCGACGCTGGCGTGGTATCAGGCTATCCCGGACAGCCCAAATGCTGAACGGGATTGTGATGCGGCTCTTGCTGCATTTAAGCGTCACATCCGTCATCGGGAAGCGGATATTATCGCTGATTTGCTGGATGGACTGGAAGAAGCAAAATCACAACTCAAAGAGCAGCGTGAGTATTACGAAGGCGTTATCTCTGATGGGAGCAAGCGTATTGCTGAACTGGAAGCGCGGGAAGTTCAATTACCGACTCGCTACGACCTTCGATATGGACACCCGATAAATGCAGATGAGCGACATGTCATGATACCTAAAGAAAATGGCAGTTGGCTTTACCTGATTGACCTAGAACACGCATTACGCGTCTCTGGCATTCGCATCAAAGGAGAGGAGCATGGAAATAAAACCCAGAGGATGAGTTAAGCAATATCGTTTTATTTCCGGTAAAAGAGGATGACCCTCGTAATCAGGTTAATTTTCTTTATGAGCCATCGGAAAGACCATATTGTCATCACGCCTCTGTCCGGGTTGACGAAAAAGAGCGTCAGGTCCGCTGTAAAATCTGCGGTGCAGTTGTGGAGCCATTTGACTGGATGCTCTCTGTGGCGAAAAGAGAAACCAGACTGGCAGATGATGTAAGGCACTTGCGCCAGGAGGAGCGGGAAAGGCGAAAAAATATAGAAAAGCTAATTCAGATTGAGCGTAACGCGAAAGCGCGGATACGCAGGGCGACAAAATCCAGAACTGAATAATTAAATTTAGCTCTGTTAAAAATTTAATCCTTAACCGGAGGGATTTCTGCACCCTCAGAACATCAGGAGGCCGCCCGAAAGGGCGGTAGTTAAATGCGAAAGTTTAAAATAATTATTGAAACGGGAATAGCCGGTGGAGATTTCGAGGATGAATTCGAAGTGGATGATGATGCGACGCCTGATGAAATACATGACGAAGCAAAAGATATTTTCTTTAACTACTGCAATTACTCATATCACGAAATAAAAGACGAAGAGGAAGAGCAAAATGGCTGATTTTGGTTCAACTAAATACAACGTCAGTTTTGAAGCATGGCATGAACTGTTAATGGACTATGCAGAGTTACGTGGTGGCAGTGCTGCTGATGCTGAAGCATGGCGTGATGATTATGAAGCAGGAAAAACTCCGGTCGAAGCATATTGTGATGAGTGGGGCGATGAATGAGCGAGATTAATTATCAGGAAGGGCATGAAACGGCAGGGCAGGCAAAACCAGTTGCATGGCGATATCGCTACGTGAAAAAAGACGTTACAGACTTTCAGGGGAAGCCGTGGGCTGGTGACTGGAAATATGTACCGACAAAAGAGGATTGTAACGACAGGCCGAACTATGAAATTCAGGCCTTATTCATCGGCCCGCCAGTCCCGGTGACATCAGAAGGACTGGTTAAAGCCGTGCGCTTTTATGAACAGGTAAAGCGTGAGAATCCGCCAGTCGAAACAGGAGCATGGAAGGATGCTGTTGACTGGGTGCTCAGAGAGGCCTGCTGCGCTGCCATTCTGGGTAAAGCCGACAATCCACCAGCATCCGGCAATCAGGTTAGCGAATTAACAATGTGGGTTAAACGACTGGTCAGTCAACTGAAAAAAGCTCAGCCGGACTGCAAATTACCGGAGAAGGCGATGGATTACCTGAAACGAAATGGACTGATAAGCGTGGAGGATGTTTTACGATGAATATTTAGACTAAAGAGTTTGTAACGCTATGTAAGTGATTTTTTCTGGTTTAGATATTTATATGTTCGGCCAAATTGAGGTGTGTTTAAATGTTATTGCACATTGATTGTAGGGGGAATAATGAAAAACGCATTGCAGTTTTTGTTTGTTGCGTTCTGGTTGTTCGCATCATGTATGCCCATCATCTTCACAGCAAGGTATATGGAAAAAATTGATGTTTTGATATTAATGTTTGGACATATAAATGCCCTTTTTTTAGGGGTGTTCATGGCGGTCATGTGCATTGAATACTGGCGGTAAATACAGCGAACGCCATTGGTTTAGTTGGATATTTACTGTGCCGGACAAAAACGGTTTGCGGGGAAATCTTAGTTAAGTAGAATAACTGCGGGTGCTTGAGGCTATCTGTCTCAGGCATGAACACCAAAAGGCAGATAGAGAAAAGCCCCAGTTAACATTACGCGTCCTGCAAGACGCTTAACATTAATCTGAGGCCATATCTATGCGACACATAGAGATTAGCCTCTTACGGACCGAAAGGTCAAGGAGAAGCAGGCTATGAAGCAGCAAAAGGCGATGTTAATCGCCCTGATCGTCATCTGTTTAACCGTCATAGTGACGGCACTGGTAACGAGGAAAGACCTCTGCGAGGTACGAATCCGAACCGGCCAGACGGAGGTCGCTGTCTTCACAGCTTACGAACCTGAGGAGTAAGAGACCCGGCGAGGGAGAAATCCCTCGCCACCTCTGATGTGGCAGGCATTCTCAACGCACCCGCACTTAACCCGCTTCGGCGGGTTTTTGTTTTTATTTTCAACGCATTTGAAGTTCTGGACGGTGCCGGAATAGAATCAAAAATACTTAAGTAGCGCGCAGGGATAAGAGGGATGGTCCCTTAAAGGGGAGAGCTAATTATCCGGAAGGATTCTGATGATGAACATCGAAGAACTGCGTAAAATTTTTTGTGAAGATGGCCTCTATGCTGTGTGCGTTGAAAATGGAAATATTGTTAGTCATTACCGCATTGTGTGTTTGCAAAAAAATGGGGCTGCGTTAATTAATTTTGTGGATGCCCGAGTGACGGACGGATTTATCTTGCGCGACGGTGAGTTTGTCACTTCATTACAGGTATTGAAAGAGATCGGAATAAAAGCTGGCTTTTCTGCTTTTTCAGAAGAATAAACTCATCTACAATCTTGCGCGGGGCTGAACTCCCGCTGAGTAACACCGTGCCACCGGAGAAAACCGATGGCACGCAACGCAAAATATTACAAACATGATAATTCGACCGTTCTTGCCCACACGCACGAGCGGTATTCTCACGCATTTAAGTCAGACTGGTACCAGCATCCCCCATGCACTGAAGAACAGGCCGAATGGCTCATTCAGTGTTACCGCAGGCGCGGATGCGAGGTTAAAAAAGCCCTTAGCCTCGACTACCGTCACTGGATAATCTCCGTCAGGCTTCCTTACTCCGAACGCCCACCGCGTCTGTCCCGCACATTCCAGCAACGCATCTGGAGGTAACGTGCGGGTATTACTTCGACCTGTTCTGGTACCGGAACTCGGGCTGGTGATCGTTAAGCCGGGCCGTGAATCCATGCCGGTATTCCACAATACCCGGGTACTGGTGGAGCCGGAACCGAAAAGCATGCGTAATCTGCCGTCCGGGGTCGTTCCTGCCGTTCGCCAGCCGCTGGCGGAGGATAAATCATTACTGCCATTTTTCAGCGACGAACGAGTGATTCGTGCTGCTGGTGGCGCTGGCGCATTGTCTGACTGGTTACTGCGCCATGTTAAATCCTGCCAGTGGCCACACGGCGATTATCACCACAGTGAAACCGTCATTCACCGTTATGGTACCGGCGCAATGGTGTTGTGCTGGCACTGCGACAACCAGCTGCGCGACCAGACCTCCGAATCACTCGGGCAACTTGCTCACCAAAACCTGTCTGCATGGATGATTGACGTCATACGCCATGCAATGAATGGCTCGCAGGAACGGGAATTATCGCTGGCTGAATTATCCTGGTGGGCGGTCCGCAATCAGGTGGCGGACGCGCTACCGGAAGCGGTATTACGTCGTTCGCTGGGGTTGCGTGCGGAAAAAATCCGCTCAATGTACCGTGAAAGCGACATCGTACCGGGAGAGCAGACCGCCACCAGCATACTGAAGCAGCGCACAAAAAATCTTGCGCCGCTGCCTCACGCCCACCAGCAAAACCCGCCACAGGAAGAGACGGTGGTCAGCATTGCCGTTGATCCTGAGTCTCCGGAATCTTTCATGAAACGACCTAAACGTCGCCGCTGGGTTAACGAGAAATACACACGCTGGGTGAAGACACAGCCGTGTGCGTGTTGTGGTAAGCCAGCCGACGATCCCCATCACCTGATTGGTCATGGTCAGGGCGGAATGGGGACAAAATCTCACGATATTTTCACGCTACCGCTGTGTCGGGAGCATCACAACGAGCTTCATGCGGATCCTCTGGCGTTCGAAGAAAAGCATGGTTCTCAGGTTGATTTAATTTTTCGTTTTCTTGATCACGCCTTTGCAACTGGCGTGCTTGGGTAAAAGAGGTGACTGATGCTCATAGATTTGGTTTTACCTTACCCGCCGACGGTGAACACTTACTGGCGACGCCGTGGCAGCACATATTTTATCTCGGAGGAGGGAAAGCGTTATCGCCGGGCTGTGGCGCTTATTGTTTGCCAGCAGCGGCTGAAATTAAGCCTGTCCGGAAGGCTGGCGATAAAGGTGATTGCAGAGCCACCGGATAAGCGTCGTCGCGACCTGGACAATATCCTGAAAGCACCGCTGGATGCGCTGACGCATGCGGGAGTGTTAATGGACGATGAGCAGTTTGATGAAATCAATATCGTTCGTGGTCAGCCAGTATCTGGTGGACGTATGGGGGTGAAGATTTACCCCATAATGCATGAAGAGCAGGTCAAAAAATGAAACTGGAAGATTTACCGAAATACTACTCCCCAAAATCCCCTGGCCTGACCGATGTATCGGCCTCAACGTCAAAAGATGCGCTGAGTATCACTGATGTGATGGCCGCGCAGGGCATGACACAGAATCGGGCTGAGATGGGTTTTTCTGCGTTCCTGGGGAAAATGGGCATCAGTATGAATGACAGGGTGCGGGCAACAGAATTACTGGCAGATTATGCACTCAGTCGGTGCGATCGTGTGGCGGCGTTGAGAAAACTTCCGGCAGAAATAAAACCGGTAGTGATGCGCATTATGGCTTCGTA